CATATAAAGTAACATTCCTCTTACATCTTCGCCCTGCTTCATATCACTATATAAATGTGCTATATAAGAGTCCACAAAAGCTTTAAACATCTTAGTCTTGTACTTGTCATCTTTCACTTTAGTAGCATTTAGAAACTCTGTAACAAACTTAGAATTAGCTCCTTCCTTCTCTGCATCTTTATCCAATACTTTTAGATGATATTCGTCATTAATTCCACTTAATCCAATCAATGCACCAATTTTAATTGCTTTAGTCTCTTGTATATTAATTTCATTTTTAGACATCTGTATATTAAATTTATCATCTTTAAACTCAATTGAATGAGTATACGACTTATTGTAATCAAGCTTTAATATAGCAACTCTCTTTTCATCTTTTTGAGAGTATAAGCAAATTGCTAAGTCGCAAGATTCTAATGTAGCATTAAGCTTCATAACATCAAATAAATAAGCTGCAATCTCTTTAGAGTTATTTAAAAATGAACTTTCATCATAAATAATTTGTTCACAACACTTCTTAATTAGATTGTTACTATAGTTATTAAATACTGCTGTTCTGATGTCATTATCTCTTGATACTTTGCTTATTTTCTTTTGAAAAAATAGGACCATATCTTGATTAACCCTACCTTCAAAATCATTCAATATTGGTGTATCACTATTCTTATCTAAAACATGTATTATAAATTTGTGTATTATCATAATTCCACCCCTTATAAATTTTCAAAACGTTCTATAATCTTTTCGCTTATCGTGTTTTTTATAACTTCATCTACCTTATCTATAGTTATTAGTACTATATTTTCATCTTTAGCCAATGCCTTTGCTTTCTTTCTTAAAGCTTCTTTACTTCCATATGTATAATGTATTTTTCTATTTTCTAACGATAATCCTATTTGCCATCTTAATATATATTCATACATTTATCCCACCCCTTATTTTCATTTTTGAGAGTTACAAAACACTTCAAAAATATTCATACTAAAAGACATTTTGCAACTTTTAGCCCATTCTTTTTGCTATTTCATATACAACATTTGCAGTAACAGCATTTCCTGCTTGCTTGTACAGTTGACTATCTGAGCATACACTTGCTACTCTTTCGTAATATTTATCCGGAAATCCTTGCAACCTAAAGCATTCCTTTGGTGTTAACCTTCTTATATCTCCATTTTTCAAAATTCCATGTTTATCTTGAGCTGTCAATGTGAACATTGTTTCTCCGCTTTCTTTAATTCTACGACCATTTTGTCTTTTATTTACCCTATCGGGCGTTAAAACTGCATTAACTAAAACTCCACTATTATCACAATTTCTATTTGTCACACCTGCATTATATTTTGCTTTAAGGCATCTAGCATTTATTGTTACTTTAGAGTTTTTATTTAAGTCTATAAAGTATAGACCTGTTTTAGCACCTCCACCTCCTGCCTGACTTCTAATACATCTAGCAATTCCAACTGCATCATAAATTCTATTTGTACTATGAGTTGGATTATTTAGTTGCTCAAGATTTTTTCCACTTTTTCTTTCGATAGGAAATACTTTTCGTGTACTTCGTCCTCTAAAATGTCCAACAATGAATATTCGTTCTCTATTTTGGGGTACTCCGAAGTTTTTAGAATTAAGAACTTGCCACTCTGCATCATAGCCGATTTCATCCAGTTCAACGAGAACTTTGAGGAAATCAAATCCTCCATTAACACTAAGTAGATTTTTAACGTTTTCAATAAGTAAATACTTGGGTCTATCTTCTTCTTTGAGTTCTCTAATAAGTTTTGTAACTGTAAAAAATAAACTTGAACGTTCTCCTCTGAATCCAAATTGTTTCCCTGCAACAGAAATGTCTTGACATGGGAATCCAAAACACCAGACATCTGCTCTTGGGATATTTTCTGTTCTAATTTCTCTAATAGCTCTTTCAAACCATTCATCCTCCTTCGGTTTGTGCATGGCATTATAACTTAAATTTGCGAATTTATCATATTCGCAATGTCCCAAACATTTATGTCCTGCTTTTTCCATCCCTAGCCTAAAGCCACCTATCCCTGCGAATAAATCTAAAAATGTAAGCAATACAACGCCTCCTTTATTTCATTTTTGAGAGTCACAAAACACTTCAACAATAATTTATATTAAAAGATATTTTGTAACTCTCTAAACTGTTTTAATTAGATATTTTCTGTATATAAAAACCTTTTTAATCTTTTTATTTCTTTGCTTATTTCATCATTCCAAATTTTTATAGCTCTACCTCCATATCAAGCCACTTTTTGTATCCATCGAAACATTTATAGACACAAGTTTCAATTTCATAAACACAATACTCACAAATACAATCAGCACATCCAAGAAAATCAGCCATTCCATCCTTGTCTAAACTCTTTATCATTTCAAAGTTAGTCATTCTTAAACCCTCCAATATTATCACAATTTTCACACTCTTTTAGATTCAATCTATACTCATAAACCCTACCAACTACAATGCCTATTCCTAACAACATTAACCCTCCTAAGATATTCATTTTTCAATATCCTCTCCATCTATATAATACTTTCTTCTTCTCTTCAAAATGTTTTTGTAACATTTTTTATCACATGTATCAATTTCTTTTGAACAATACTCACACAGCTCATTAGATTGTATAAATTCTCTAATACTTTCACATTCTTCACAGTTTTCAGTTCTCAAATGGTTCTCATAAACCCTACCAGCTATAAAGCTTCCTATTAGCAGTAAAATAGTCGTTGAAATATGCATTATATCTCATCCTTTCTATCATCAATTAATATATTGAATCCACATGAACATTCCCTATAGTATGTGTGTTCTTCAACTATCAATTTTCCTTCATTGTTTCCAATTTTGTCATTACCACAATGAGGACAATAACAATACTTTTCTCCAAGTTTTATAATATCTTTTAATTTCATTTTTCTAACATCCCCTCATACTCATATCTACTCAATATTTTTATAGCTATATCAATAGCTTTATTAACAGAACACTTTTTCTTATTTAATATCTTTTCAGCTAACTTAATTACTTGTTCCACATTTGCTAATACCATTCACGACCCCTTCTTTAGTAAGAATATTTCTATATTGTTGTATTCTTCTACATACATGTGTTTGAGAAATCCCAAGCATATCTCCTATCTCCCATTGTGAATATCCCGCTATATACATACTAATTATAAATTTTAAATCTTTAATATTAGATGTTTCAGCTTTTTTTAAATAGTAATTTAAATCAAATCCTATGTTTTTGTCTTTTATTGCAATGTTATCTTTTAATGTTATGTCATTATTATCACTGCTCTCATATATAGTTTGTTCTAAGCTAACACTGTTTTCTTTATAATGCTTTTTGACATATCGACTTGCAAACTTATGCAAACTATTATGTATACATTTACATGCTATTGTTGCAAATTTTCCTTTTTTTGAATCATAAACTTTAGCTGCTTGAAAAATCCCAATACAGCCTTCTTGAAACAAATCCTCTTTTAGGTAAGGATATTTAAGCAAAAATACTCTAAAATATTTTTTTATATAATAATGTACAAGATTTATATTTTCTTCAACTAATCTATTTATTTCTTCTTTGCTATTCAAATTAATTTACCCCCTTAACATCTTCTAGCTTCCATATTTTTTTGTAAATTCTATCATGCTTCAATAAAAAAGCTATATAACTTTGATTTGTATTTAAATACATAGAAGCTTCTTTTCTGCTTTTGAATATTTTTACTTCTCCAGTTTTTATGTTTTTAATTTTTATACTTTTACAACTTGGGTTATTCTCAACTACATCTACTCTAACTTTCATGTTTTGAACTAAATTATCTACAAACATCTCCTCTAAATCCATAGTTTTACTTAGAACTTCATTTGCATCCATCCAAACTTTAGCCATATTTAGCCCCCCTTTTTTTTTATTCAAATGGCATTTCAAACACTTCCTCTTGATTATGTCTAATTCTATAAGAATCTATATAATCTGTTCTTACTCCATTTTCAGTAAACTTCTGTATTTCATTTAACACTTGCATAGCTCTTTTATTGCTCTCATATTCACCTATTTTTCTAACATCATTTTCAAGCATTGCATATACTTCACTATTACTTATTTCAACTCTATTAACTCTCATTAAATATAATCTATCTTGACTTCTAATTATTATCATCTCTAATACCCCCTACCTTATTTAACTTCAACACACCATTCCGAAACTACACCAAAATTAAACCAAAATTCATTTGGATAGCAAACATAGCCATCATCAAAAATTTTTTCAACAGTAAATTCAACACCTTCAATATCATCAATCCAAAGTTCTTTATATTTTTTATGTTGTTCTACACCATTAATTTCCATAAATTTCTCTTTATCAAACTTATAAGTTTTACCTATCTCAAATCTCATTTTATCCCTCCATTTTTAACTCCTAGGAAGTAATATTGCATAATTACTCCCTAGATTATTTAACTTAATTAAAAAGGTATATCGTCATCATCTATTGCTTGAAAACCTTGT